ATATTAAATACTTCGTTATCAGACTGAATAACTACTGAATCATAGATTGTTGTCTGACCATCTACTGTTAGAGTAGAATTGAAATCAACTGCCTGATCTACATTAAGAGTAGAATCAAAGTCTACCGCTTGATTAACTGTGAGGTTATCTGTAAGGGTAGTGTCTGAGTTAACTGTTAATGTATCACTAGATTGATTACCAATAGTGGCATTACCATCTACTTGGAAAGTATTTTCTAATACTACTGCAGATCCTACAGTAAGTGTACCTCTGATATCTGTATTACCATTTGTAGAAAGGACGGTAAATTTATCATCGGTGCCGTTTGTGATCTTAAAATTCTTACCAGTAGTATCAAGTGTAATATCATCGTGGAATACTGAATCATTATCAACATCTAATGTTGAATTTAATGTAACAGCAGAATCTACATCAAGAGTGCTATTAAATGTTACGCCACTATCTACATCTAATGTGCCGTCTGTGTGTGTATTACCATTATCTGTGTCTACATCAAATACACTTACACCTGCAGCAGTTTGAATATCAAATTTCTTATTGTCTGCTTTAATTATAAGGTTATCTGTGATCTCAGTTTCTAACTGAATGTCAACTGTACCTTCAATAACTGTGTTACCTGTTGCACTCTCAATAGTAAACTTATCAGTGGTATTATTTCTAACAGCAAAGTTGGCATCTATGTCAACAGTGCCATCAATCTCAACGTTACCATTCAAGTGGGATGTGCCACCGACGTTAATATTTTCAGAAATACCCACGCCACCAGTTACAACCAGTGTGCCAGTTGTAGGTGTCTTCCAAGTAGATCCTGTATTAGTTGTTAACCTGAGGTTACCAGCAATGACAGCAGCGTCAGTCCCAGTAAATGTTTCAGAAGAGTTGGTCGCATTGTAGAGGAAGCGATACCCACCAGTGCCAGACCATATATTGCTGTTTGCATAATCTTCGTCCCACCCGAAGAATCCGAATCTTTCTTGTGAATCATAGTATCTAAATTCTACACCACGGTCTAAGTTATCATCTGATACAAGAGTATCCTCACCACCTAGAGTGATGATAGGATCTTGGACTGTTAATGTAGTTGAGTTTACAGTTGTAGTTGTGCCATCTACTTGAAGATCACCACGGACTCTAACCAAACCAGTAGCACCATCATCGTCATTTGGATCAATTATCAACGTAGCGTTGGTAGTTGAAATAACGTTGTCTTGGAAATGGAAGTCTTCTACGTTGACTCTATTAGCAACGTTGGTAGCATTGATTGTAATATCATTCTCAGCAGTGATATTAATAAGAGCATTACCACTACCTGCATTTGTCGCATTAATTAATAGAGTGCGATTGTTTGTTGTGCTCTGTGTGTGTTGGAAAGTAAGATCTCCATCACCAGTCTTGTCTAATTTCTGTGTTACAGCACCATCAAGTGTAATGTCAGGATCACTATAGTATGACCTTACATTAATATCGATCTCACCAGCACCACTATCGCCAGTGTTATTAGCACCAAACAGAAGATTGCCTGAGGTATCATTGACTTTAAGATAATTAAGATAGTTGAATCCTCTATAACCAGTAGTTGCTGTCAACTCCTGATCTAATTCAAAATTCTCTACGGTATTGCCATCAGCAAAACCAATTCTGTTATTTTGTAGTTGTAGATTATCTACACCATTCTCAGCGATGGTTACGAAACCACCCTCATATCCACTTGCAGGATTCCATGCTGTTACATCGAAGTCCTCTTGGTTAAAAGATGCTAAACCCTTTTGTGGGGTTACAGCAGTTCCCAAATAACGCCAAGACCCTGTGTCGGAGGTGTCCGTGTGTGTAGGCTCACCGCCTCCAGCACTGATAGCAAGGATAGCCTCATATAGGCGATTACTTGCGTTTTTGACTTTCGCATAGCGAGCGTAAGTTGTTGAGTTATCATACGCAGCCGACTCACTACCTTGTGTAGATGTAGCGATTGGAATTGTAAGTGCTTGTGTTAGACGACCATATCTATCAACTGTAAATTCTGTAGTGTTGACTGTATCATCATCAGGTAAATTTACCGATACTAGTGGAGTGTCTAAGTTACCTGTAGGATTGTAGTAACCAACGACAACTGTAGTATCAGCAAGGTCTAAGAATGGGTTATTACTTTGACCGTTACCATTATTAACTACTAAACGACCAGATCCACCTGTTAGTGTCCTAGTTGTAATTGTACCTTCTGCTTGACGTGACATCAAACCAAAGGATGTCATATCTGCAATAGATTGTAAATCTGTATCTGCTGCCTGAGCATCAGCAATACCATATGCTGACAAGGTTGTTGGACTAGTAGCAGCAGTAACACGACCACGAGAGTCAAGTGTTAACTGTGTGTATGTCCCTGTAGCATCTAGATCATTTGGATCATAATGAGGTAATGCAGTTTGATAGTTTAATTCTGCAGTAATGGTTAAGTTTGCGGATCCATCAAAAGTACCACTACCAGACATGTCACCACCAAGGGTGATTTGTCTTGCGTTTGCTAATCTTGTCGCTGTTGCAGAGTTACCAACGAGTGAAGCAGTAATGGCACCTGCCTCAAAGTTACCATCAGCATCCCTCTTAACAAGAGTGTTCGCAGTATTAGATTCCGTTTCTAGTGGTCGCTCATAGCGAAGACTATTCCACGGAGTAACACCGTCACCAATTTTTAATCTAGACGTGTCAATCTCGATACCCAACTCACCTTGAGCTAGGATCGGGTTAATGTTTGCCCACTGCTGAGCACCATCACGTCTTAGTTGTAGTCTATTTGCCATTGCTTAAAAGGATCCTCTGCAATCTGCACACTATTCTTCTGGACTATTTATGTCCTCAGGTTCTGTTGTTGTAGCTAGTTTCTCAGGGTTGAGATATTCTAAGGTTTCGATTGCACCTAATAGTTTAAGTGCTGTCTGCTCGTTAGATCTGATTTTATCAGTCAATTCTTTGTTTTCACCAATCAACTTTTCATAACGAGTTTTAAATTGTTCTAGTAACTCTTCTTTAGAGAGTGTTTCAGTTTTAGTTGCTGTCATTTTGTAGCTCCAATAATGATTTGAGTAGACCCTTAATATCCTTAAGGTCTGATTTTACTTCATCAACTTCAGTTTGTAAAGTCTCTATTGTGACTTCCTGTTTTTGCCTCTTATTAAAGGCTTTCATGTATTTGTCGTATTCAGATGTATTGTTGTTTACGATGGCATTTGTCAGGGGATCACGATACCAACCCTCTTTTCCTTCGACTGGAATGAGTTTTCTATAGTCCATGCTTGACAAATAACAAAATAATAAGTAGAATTAGCTTGTCGGTTTTCGGGATCGAAGTTTAGGTACTTTAAGTAGCGAGTGCTGTAGACCTAAAGTCGATAACCTGTGGGACAAATGCTTGGTTTCTTGATCTCAATACAATCTTCACTTGGAAGGCATTGAAATTAAGTCCTGTTGCTTCGTAAGAATAATCTCTAAATTCAAAGACGTCGGACGCGGCGATCTCAACCTTAGGTTGTACTTCTACAAAATTAATTGTATCAGGATCGACTTCACTTCCTGATTCAAAAGTCTTAATATAGACTCTTGCCTGTGTGCCTTGTGGACGATAACAACCAAAATCAATCTTAAGTGTGCGTGAAAGTTGAGCAAGGTTTGCTATACGAGTTAGATAAACGGAATCGTTTTGATCTCCACTAGGTTCTAGAGATACGTTAGCAGTCGCTTCGATCAAACTATTGACACCAAGAGGTTGAGGACCACCTGGCCAGTAGTTGATTCTATTGCTGATCGTGATAAGAGATGTCCTATCAAGGTCAACATAAGGTGAAACGTTAGCGTTATCAGTATGTAGTGTTAAATCAAGAGAGATACTCTTGTTACCACCCAACTTATTATCCTCATTAACCTTTGAGCAGATCATTTGAGGAGTTGAGAAGTAGTTTTCAGTATTCAATGTAAGATCATAATATGTGCCGTTGTTAACGAATGACGCTTGATCAACAACCGTCGTGCCGTCTCCAACAGATGTGCTGCTAGTAGTATTTACACGAGCAGCGATGGAGGTATCTGGGAATACCAGGTTAGAAACTGATGGACGCAATGTCTCAAACTGGAAGTTTTGAGATGCCATCGCCATGATGCCACCACCCCTAATACCGTTATTTGCAACGGAAGTAGTATTCAATAGGTAGTGATCCATCCATGGGTCTTCTATTCCATCATGTACTTTGTTGATTTCGGTTAAAGGAATACCATCAAAGTTATAACAGATTACAGGTGATCCAGTAGGATGATCTTGGTCAGCAGTGCTGTTAGATCCTCTACCAGATGTAGCAACTGTAATTACTTTACCGTCTGTAGCGATAGCAGAGTATTGAATAATCTCACTACCGATCATTAAGTAACCAGGATTTAGGTTACCGATTGCTTGTCCATTAACTTGAGTATGGAATGCACTAGCTATTTCTACGTTAATAGATGTAGCACCTGCTGCTAAGGATGAAGTCAACACTGTTGGTGGGACTTCTGAAATTACTCCTTTAACGTCAACATTGTTGGTACGTTGGTGCATACAATGATTCTTGTGATACACGAGGATTTTGCGATCTTTCGCCTGATACGATGGTGACGAAACAGGGTAGTTATTCCTTGTGTCTCCACTATAGGCAATAGAGGTAATAGTAGCAGTGACAACCCCGCCATTCTCCGAGAGAGTGTCTGCAACGTCGAAGTCTTTATCAACATAGTTTACATACAATACAGGATTAGATGCAGTGCCACCACCGTCAGGTAGAGTATCACCTGTCGCATAGTATGCTGTGACCCTTGCAGTAGAATTGGATGTGGATCCAGTTATAATGTCGTTTATTGTAGTAGCAGTACCTGTAGCAGGGTTTGGTCTAGGTGAGAAATCACCGTTAGAAACAGTAGACAACTGGAAAATCGCCGTCGCCTGAGAAGATACAATTCCTTGGAATGCATTACTACTAGCATCTAAGAAACCTGCAGACCATATGCCTGAGATGTCATTGATAGTAATGGTATTCGGTGATGCTGTTGAATTAAATGCTGAGACAGTAGCAGATGCACCCGATGGTGTCTGTGTCAATCTAGCACCGACCGTATAATTAAATGTTCCTGCAGGTAGAGTCAATACTTGCTCAGGTTGGATAGTAACCATTGGGTTATCCATTAGTCTGGTATAACCACCGTTAGTCTCACCCATCTCAACGTTTTCTAGAGTCACCGTGCCGTCAATAGCGGGATCGAATGCTGCTTTATAAATTGTAAACTTAAGATCTTCATACTGATCAGCAGTCCATGTTGATGCGTTTTGTGATTTGAATAACACACCTGCATATGGTTGCTCAGAAATCGTCCTGTTTCCAGACTTCTCAACGTCACCCATTCTGGAAATCCAGACTTGATATTCGTTAGAGTCAGACAGTAAGACGAAACAATATTCAACCGACTGTTTGATATAAACAGGAGATCTAAATGTAAATCTTGTTGGGATTAATGCACTTTCTGAGATCTCAACATCTGCAGCGTTAACTGTAATATCAGATAGAGGCAAGATATCTTTAGTAGGATTACCATTCTCCATAGTCCTGATCTGCATAGAGAGAGGAATGTTGGAGTCCTTAGTCCTAAAGAATAGATCAACAGAAGTGATCATAATACCACCTTCTTCATCCACAATGAATGATTGTGCTAGAGGGTCATACCAACCAATCTGTCTAGTTTCAGATCTAGTAGATGTTGCTAATACTCTTTCATCATTAACTGTATCACGGACAACTTCAGCATTTCTGATTGCAAGAATGTTTTCTCTAACAGTCTGCAATGTACCTGTTGCTCTGTATTCTGCATCTGCAGATGAGTCAACTGTGCCAGGTGTCCTTTCGTTTCCAGCACTAGTTGTAAATCTGATAGTCCTTGTACCTGTTGACCAACGTGGGTTGGAATCAATTTTAGGAGAAGGGATATAGAATGTGCCTTTAAAGTTACCAACGTTATCTGTTAGTAGACGACGATCTTTAACATATGCAGCAGCACCTGATGTCTGTCCTACAAGTAATTCACCAACTTTAGCGTTACCTTGGAATTCACCGTTAGCAGTAGACGCCATTTCATCGATGTCTACGTTTAGGATACTTGTATTAGATGCGTATGATGTCGGTAATGTTGCAGCACCTGTGCCATATGGTGTAGTTACATAAGCATCATTTGCTTCAGCAACTTTTAACTTCACGCCACTTTCAATACCAACAACAGTTTCACCTACCACAAATGGTATCTGGTTACTGTTATCGATTGTGCTGTCAGATGGTTGGTTAAATGTATTTGCACCTGGTGCAGTTATAACTTCATTCTTGACTGTGCTATTACTACCAGTCTTATTAAGCTCAATTACTTTAGGTGTAATGTATGGAGTAACATCAACTCCATCAAAGAAACAGTATACTCTAGTCCTTGGTTTCATTCTATACACATCAAATGCGATGTTTCTAGATCTGATCCATGGGACAGCAGTCTGTGATAATACTGTATCACCAAGAGATTTTCTCTCAATCTTAGGTACGATTCTTGTCCTGATACCTTGTCTAGACTGATTTTCTCTTACTTCAAATGTGCGTCTCTCATGAATAAATTCAAGACCTTGATGTCTTGTGCCTACCCAACTACCACCACCACTGTGACTTCCTGTCCTATTGATGATAGTATCTGTAGAAACTAAACTTTCTCCAACCCAGTTAGTTTCCCAACCACCCCATTGGATAGGTGCAAAACCTGTGTTAGGATCAATGTTTAATTCATTTTGTACTGATGAGAAATCTCCTTCTACATTCTCTACTCTAGCTGGAAGTCTGTTTGTTTCGAGCCAGTCGTCTGATGTAGGATTAAGATCAATACGCCCGATGAAAGTAAAGACGTTAAATGGGTTAACATTTTCGGATCTTGAAGCGTATGGTTGTTTAACGATTTCAACATCTGTATATGGTAACATGCAAATGTTTGCAGGAGTTGTTGTAACATTAGTTGATTTTGTAGTATTAATTTTTAGAGGGACGTTGCTAGTAAAGTGAGAAGGTCTCATGATTCCTTCTTGGAAATCTAGAGAGCACTTATAGTCACCACTATTAACATCACCAATCTTATGATCGGTAAAGTCATCAACGACGAATCCATTTTTAAGACGATCAAATCCATTCTCATCATAGGAAGCAGTACCTTCTGCTTTGATTTCTAATAGAGATAGGGCAGTATAATATTCAACATTGGTAAGACGCTTATCAAGGTCACCAATATCCTTCATCGTATAACGACGAATAATTTCCTGTGTAACTGTTGAGTCACGCTCAGGTGTAAACATGTATGCTCTATGCTTCAATGTCGCTAGACACATAGCATTTTGCATATTGTCAGGTGGTTGTGGATCTTCAGAAGAGATACCTTTTAGTAACTGTAGATTATTATCATGAGTTAGGAAAAGTTTATCTGTCCTAGGAAGATAGTAATCAAAGTCACAACGGAATTCTGTCTCTGCCATTGGAATGTCAAAGAGTGTCGCTGCTGCTGCAGCACCTGCACCTTGTCCAGTGGTTGAGAATTGTCTTGCATCAAAGTCAAGAGTTGCACAAGTAACCTCGAAAGGACTACCAACTGTACCTTGTCCTGTTGCTAATTCACCAACTGCAGGTCTGAAGTCGATCTGATCTCTAACAGTCCTACTAGATCCTTTAAGAATAGGTGAAGGAATTTCTGAGAATTCGACACCAGTATATGATTGACCAGAGAAATAATCTCCTGATGCTTCATGAATAAAGTAGTCAAACACTGCCATCAACTGTCTAGTTGGAGGAGTTGTGCCTGGTTTTCTAATTAGACGAGATACGTCATAGAAGAAACTGTTTTGTGATTGATTTAATTCATATTGATTAGTGATAACCTTAGATCCTTTCTCTACAGATCCGTCAGCATCATCAATAGTTGCAGTCAATACGTTGCCATCTACATCTACACCGTTTACAGTTTCACCTGCATTAAACTGTGTGCCGTTAAGATCAACATTGAAAAGTCTTAGAGTTGAGTTGATAAATGATACAACTACTGCTCTTGCTCCACTTGTGACACCTGTGATAACTGTGCCAGGTGCAAAGAAAGTTGCTTCCGAGAGTACAACGTAAGGGATCTGGGGAGCGTTGTCATCTTCGGATTCATAGACAGCGTGGAGTTTAAATACATCGTTGAGACCGAATGAGATTTCTGGGTCTTCGATTCTTGTGCCATAGAGTCCTCCATATACTAGACCAAATCTTTGTACATCTTGTTGCTTAGAAGTCCTAGTGACTTTCATAGCACGCATCTTAGATGCAGTCTTAATTTTTCTAGAAACGATATTTTTAGATACCAGTGCAGTCAACTTAACTGTGGTAACGTTTGTCAAACCACCGATAGTAATAGACTGTCTGTCAGCACCATAAGTAACTGTTAATGTGCCTGCCTCTGAAAGTGCTTCAATGTCTAAGTTTTGTCCTACAGTATATGCAGATCCTGCTTGAGCAAGAACTGTAAGAATATAATTGTCATCATCTAATGCAGCAAACTGCTCAGATTCTGGAAGTGCAACAGTTAGACCACCTGATACAACAGTCTTATTGTCGAATGTCCTAAAGACAAAGAATGATTCATCACTAATAGACTTGATAGTCTGCTTAGGCATATCCTGTGATAACTGACCAGATGGTTGGTTTTGTCCATATAAGAATGGTCTGTATCTTACAACAGTATTATATGTGCCATCAGTAAATGATCCTTTTGTTAGACCAGTATCGATAGTTGCTGTCTGTGCTTGATAGTCAAAGACATATGGTGTAACACCTGTGTTATTAGAAGATGTTAAGTTAATAGCAGTCTTAGATGCTTTTGTAATGACAAATGACTTCTCACCTTCTGGAGATGATAGTCCGTCAATACATAATACTTCACCAGGTCTAATGTCTTGCTCAAACTTAGATCCATTTGTACCTGTAATCTTAGGAGGAGATCCTGCCTGATCAAGAGTAATAGATGCACCTCTAATTACTTGTCTATCATTAAGTAAGAAGTTAGCAAGGAAACTTACTGCTTGACTAGAGTTGTAACCTACAGCAGATCTTACGTCAACAACCTTATATGTGTGAATAGCATCTAGTGTGCCGATAACTCTACCATCTCTAGTAATTACTTCACCGTCGATAAAGTTTCCTGATACTTGCTCTAGAGAAACTCTTGTGCCAGAGAAATCAGAAGTTACAAATCCAGTTGCACCTGATATACGTCCGATCAGTTTGTCTCCTGTTGCAACAGTTGCATTACCTGCAGTAAAGTTGACAGCAGTATATAACTGGATATCCATCATATACATATCGAAGATACCTGTGCCTGCCTTCTGTAGTTGCACACAGCGAGCACGTCCGATTTTTTGTCCGACTACACTATTACCAGTATTGAGAGTCCAACCGTCATATAGATCGAGGATTTGATAAGCATCACCTACACCTTCACCAGTAAAGTTTGGCCATCCATATACGTCGAATACTTTTACATACTGACCCCATTCCAAAGGAATGATAGTGTTTTGGATACCAACAAAGTCTCTTGGTTTTAGAAGATCAACATACTGAGGTGTTAAAAACTCAGTCCTGTAACCTTTAATATATGCACGACCTGGTGATACTTCGATAGCAGCATATGCTTCTGACGCTGCCTGTCCTTCTCTTGATGATTGACCCGCAGAATATACACCATTATTAAAACCATTATTTTGGTGCTCTCTTAGTGTGACAGAGAATGTGTCAATTACATAGTCACCTGACTCTTCAAAAGTCCTTCTCGCAAGTGACTTCTCAAGTTGTGAATAAGCACTTGAGTTAACAAGTTGCTCAATCTTAGAATTTCTAATCCTAACCAATTCGATGAAGTTTTTATCTGTCTCATCAGTGATTGGTTTCTTAACCAGTGTAGTAGATATCTTAAATCTATGTCCACCTGGTGCTGAATAGTTTGATGTGCCTGCAGCATTGTCGTTTAGAGACGTGTCGTCTTCTGGGGTAACAATAGATTCTGCAACTTCTAGACCAATTCTATACGACGGATTATTCGTATATTGATCGAGGATGATGTAAGCACTAGGGACGTTTACAAAATGTCCACGAATAAAGTAGATACCTTCGTTGATATATGCTACAGCAGCAACTGCAGTAGAGTCAACAGGAAGTAACTGAGCAAATGGTGATCCAATTTCAATAAGAGTTGTGCCGAAAGTCAACTCAGACTCAGATATTAACTGCTCGTTTGCTTGGAAACCACGGACGCTTGTCTCAGATACAGTATCACCAGAGTCAATATACTTTACATATAGAGTAATATATCCTCTAGTAGACTCAGTAGCAGGGATTGAATATAGGACTTTTGCACGAATACCAGATGTAAGTCCAGATATAATCATTCCACTAAGTTGAGTACGATAAGTCTCAACGTCCACTCCTAAGAATGCTTGTTGCAATACGATAGCTTGCACGTTTAGATCATAACCTACTTGACCAGGTATGACCATTGCACCTTCTTTAAAGAAGTGCTGTCCCATATTTTCGATCTGATTTTGCAAGATCGATTGCATCGTCGTTAGCTCTCTTGCTTGGATTGGGAATCCAGGTCTATAGAGCACTCGATAAAAATTCTTATCTCTATCGAAGTCGTCGAAATATGGACTAATGTTTAGGTTGGTATTCTGTGGCATCTTAGAATTCTATTACGACTTTGATATCCTCAATTTGGTCGCCCGCACGAGTGATTGGTCCTCTATTATCTATGTAAATAATCCGACCGCTATTTGGTTGAATTTCTGGATCTGCATAACCATTGGTAAATGCCATACCCAAATCATATTCAGTGTTGTTAATCACTCTGGTAGAGGATCCAGAGACGATAGGGAAGTTGATGTCTGGGTCACCTGATGTACCTGAGATAGATCCCACTACTGGGTTACCTCCATCAAACTCAGTCAAACTACCAGTAATCTCAGGGAAAATACCGTCGATTCTATTCTGGTAATACTTCAATACTTTTGTTGTGCTATTCCAAGAAACAACACGACCTCTAGCAGTTACCTGCTGTCCACCAACAGTCCTAGACTGTGTGATGATTTCGTCTGTGGTATAGTTTCCTGTGAATGTAGGAGAGAATATAACTGCCTTTGTGCCTGATAAGGTTAATTCTGCAGTCAATTCACTTGTGCCATATCTAAATGGATTAAGTAACAAACCAATACGACGATAGTCGTTATCAGTTGGGAAGTCACCTGATCCCTCAGCATATGTAAACTTGGTGTTAATCATGACACGGTATCCACCCAATTCTGTGTCAGGTGCTGCACCATGACCTACAGATGGAGGAATGATAACCTCAACAGATGCACCAGATCCTGCTCCAGCTCCAATACCGTTGATCTCATCAATAACCACTGTCCCGAATGTATATCCTGATCCACCAGATGTAACAGTAGCAGTAACAAGTTTACCACCGTCAACCACTAGTGATACACGTCCACCAACACCGTCTCCTTTAATAGGGACGTTTTCGTAGGTGCCGTTGTTGTAACCAGTACCTGAAGATCCGATAATAACTGTATCAATCTCTCCACCAACAGCATCAGAGATAACAGCAGTATCTTCTAACACTGGCATATACTCGTTAGAGAAGAATTTTAAAACTTGTCCAACAGGAATAGTATAGAGATATTTCCAACGATAACCATCAGCAGTTGTGATGATAGATGTTGAAGTACCTGTAGGCTCAACGGTAGAAGGTTTTCCGTTTGGATCGGAAGGACTTGTGCCATTGAAAATACACTTATATGTTTGATAAGATGAGTTAACAACGTAGAAGTCTGCATCATAAAGTTTAGTAGCACCTGACGCAGCAGTCTTGGTAGCAGAATAGTCATGTCTATACATGTCATAGACGTAACCTAGTCCACCAGTAGTTTGCTCAGGAGGAATCCAGTTGATTCTTCTTACAACTTGAATTGTATCATTTGCTAAAACTCTCTTTAGGGAGATCATGTCAGAAAAGTTGTCAGCAAATTCCTGTAGCGAATCCGTTGGATCGGGCGGGTCATTCTCGTTGTCCCAGCTTTGAGGTCTACCAATGAATACATACAGTCTATCTCTAGAGGATCCCGCATTCAAATCGGACTGTGCCGAATCGGGTCCTTCCAGAGACTTAATGAATCTCTTGGCAGTAAAAATTCTAAACTGGTCGGTTAATAGTGCCATATCTAGCTATAGGTCTCCCATACTTTATTTATGGAGTTTTTAATCGTCTTCATTTCGGACTCTGGTTGTATACTCAGTAAAGATGTGTGTGCCCTGTGCACCTGACCCCTGACCTTGTATAATTTCACCTGCAGCAAACAAACTTGCAGTGTTGGATGCAGTGACACCCGTAACATTTAAAACAAATTCACCATCCCTATCACCTGCTGTAATGCCTGTGAAGGTTGCAGTAACACCGCTAGTTTGACCTGTTACGATCTCATTAACTGCGTATGCTGATGCATTTCTATTTCTAACATTGATAGTTGCTATGGAAGTATGGGTGTCTCCGTCACCCAAAACTCCCGCTGTGACTACTGTTGCTAGTTGCGGTACGTTGTTTCCGTCGTATAGTTTGTCCGCTGCTTGGAATAGGGTGATATTCTGTCCACCCAATTCTTCCTCAATACCATATTTAGATGAGGCAATACCACCATCTAGGTTTGTATCATTTTCAAATTCAGTGCCAGTATTTACGAGATCGATAATACCATCACCTGCTCCGTCTAATTCATCATCATCCTCAAACGCTTTGTTTAGGATCGCTGATAACGGATCGGTAAAAGTAACAATATCGTTACCTGCACTGTCAATTATAACGTGTGGTGATACACCTGTGCCACTAGATTGTGCAGCACCACCAACAAACTGTATAGATGCAGTCTTGTCAGCAGAGTTACCACCATCAATAAATGCTAATTCATCAACCTCAAAGGTTAAGAATAACTCATGTGCAACAGGATCCCAGTCATAAACTATAGCAACCCTACTTGTTGCACTAGCAACAAAACGTTTTACTTGGTCAGTAACTGAGAAAGAGTATTGCGAAACCCCTTGAGCATTGTCTTGCAAGTTGTCAAGAATAACCTTTTGGTCAAATCTAAAGTTGATACCCCTGTCGAGTCCAGTAAAGGAGGTTGCTGTTTTACCAGTATACCTGACGATTTCTTTCCCAACCAAGAATTTACCTGAGCCTGCATACGCTGCAGTAGTCTCGACGTTAATGGTCGAATCACTTGGTGCCACATTTGAAATGAGACCAGTAAGATTATAAACGATACTATTAAGAGACTGACGATTCCTCTGTTTACGGATGAGATTGGTATCTCTAGCAAATATAACTTTAGGACTTGTAGTATATCCATTACCCTGATTAGATAGATCTATACTGGTAATGGCACCCAAGTTAATATCAGCAGCCGCTGCAGCACCTCTTCCTCCTCCACCAATAATCTGCACAATGGGTGCAGTCTCAAAAAATTCACCTTGGTTAGTTAAAGTTATAGATGTAACCTTACCAAACTGGTTTGGTGTAACAGTACCAGTAGCACCATCTCCACCTCCACCACCAGATATAATAACGTTAGCATCATTGAGGTCATAGTTTCTACCTTCTCGGGTAATAACCAGACCTGTCACACCACCAGTAACAGGGACTAATTCTGATCCAGAGCCACCGCCACCTTCAATAACAGCACTAGTGCCGTCAAAATAATTATCACCCAGAGTTGTCATCTGGATATAGTCTATTCCACCAGTTGCATTTAAAAAAACTTTTCCTTTCGCACCAAGATTACCTGGATCTGTACTTTCAATCTTTAGACGTAGAGGGTCGTATCCTTCGCCAGGATCTAAGATTTCAACAGCAAGTATTCTATTATCTTGGATAATAGGTCTTAAAACTGCCTCCCTTAAAGGAGTACCTGCATTTTGTATAGTTAACTTAGGAGGGTCATTAGCATCATATCCGTCCCCACCATTCTCGACAAAAACTGCCCTGACTCCAAACACACTGTTGAATTCAGGTCTAATAATTGCACCAGAGCCAGGAACTGTACGTGTCATACTACTACCATGTCACCTTTCATACCACCATGTATCGTGCACTGATAAACGTAAGTTGTGCCTGCACTCAATGTTTGTGGCACTGTCCAGAATTGGACACCTGATTGAGATCCACTAACACCAGTAGTTACAGCAGATCCACCATCTGATACTCTAAGAGCAAATGGGTGACCACCACCTGTTGTGTTATTAAATCTATAGGTAAATCCTCTATAGACATATATTGTAGGATTGTTTGTACTAGATGGCAAACCACCACCATCAAATCTATAACCATTAGATAAATCACTAGTGATTCTGAAACTAATAGTTGGAGATTCAGTCGCAATGAATGCTGATCCATCATAGACTATATTGTCATTCTCATTTGCTGAAGGGAATGACGCAGTATTTGTGATTGTTAAAGTATTTGCACTAACTGCAGTGGTAATACCTGTGCCACCTGCAATAGTAATTCCAGAGTTACTTGCAACAGCAGTATAACTTCCACTGTCACCTGATACAGATTGCAATACATTCTGCACAATGTTAGGTGAATCGTTAGTAAATGTAATAGCACCTGCATTGAGGTTAGTGCTAATGCCTGAGCCACCTAAGAAGTTAAGTGTGTCAGTAGTTACGGTAGCAGATGTATTGCCATTATCAGCACCAAATGTTTCAAACAAATTCTGGTCAGGAGCACCAAGTGCACCTGTCATAGTAACTGTAAGTGTATCTCCTACTAATGCAGTGGAGATGTTTGTGCCACCTACAATGTTAAATGTGTCATTTGCAGCAGACGCTGTTGTTGTGCCAGTGTCACCTGTGATAGTTTCAAATAGGTTTTGTGTTGTGCCACCACCGCCTGTTGCAGTCTCATCATTAGCAGGCTCCCATTTAGTAGATGTGCCATTCCACTTTAATACTTGACCGTCAGAAGGTCCTCCATTTACTGTAGTATCTACATCAGTCAGAATAGAAATACCATCAGTGACATCAAGAAGTTGTATCCAACTAGCGTGTGCAAAATATGCCTTTCCTGTGTCATGCACATGTGCAAGCATACCGTGATGTGCAGTAACATCAGGAAGATCGCTCAATAATGCATAAGGAGCCGTCCATTTAAAATATCCATCTGCACCATCTACATATGCCTTTGCTGATCCTTGACTACCTGCCTTAAATTGAATATCTCCTGTTGTATCTGGCTCAATAACAATATTGCCTGCACTCTCAGAAATAATTTTAAATGCTTTGACATTAAGGTCAGCACTTAATGAATCTAGATGTGATTCAGTAAAAGCTGTGCCAGTCCATCGCAGTACCTGATCGTTAACAGGTGCTCCGATATTAACTTGTAAATTGGTATCGTTTCCTAGGTTGGTGTATAACTCGTCAATGACGCTATTTAATTTAATAGCACCATCACGCAGAGTATCACCAGTGCCGTCATTCGCAGAAGATCCAACTGATAAATTTTGCTTAGCCATGGTAGGTAGTTTTCTACAGTGTTATTTAGGTAGCATCGTATGTAACTGCTGTGCTGTCATACTTCACTGCAGTGGATGAGAAGTCAGTATCACCTTGTCCACCACCAAGTCCTGATACAGACAGTGTGGCAACAGAAGACATTAGAGGTGAGTTACTTGCATTATTAGCGGGTGAAGGTCCTCTCAATTCAACCTTATACTTATAGTTGGACATGTATCCCAAAGCAGTAAATGCTAGTGAGTTACTTGTTGCTCCAGTAACTGCAGCGTATGCAAATCCACCGTCAGTTGATCTATACCACTGATATGAAATAGGACCAGGTATAGGAGAGACGCTTGCTTGGACTGTGAATGTAACAGTAGTATTGACTGCTGCTGTGCCACTTTGAGGTTGTGCAGTAATTTGTAACGTAGGTGTAACAGGAGGTGCTCCACCGTCACCACCACCTTGTGAAGGAGGTGCTGCTGCTCCATTATTAGCAGGAGCATTTAAACTCTCTCTACTTAAGGTGCCAACCATATATGGATATGCTGCTTCACCTGTTGCATCAATAGAAATAAAATATGCATAAGTCCCATCGGGAAACTCAGGAGTTACACAATATCTTCCGTTGTGTATATCCAAATCCCCAACACCATCAATATATTCCCAGTCCTGTATCAAAGATCCTGCAGGTGGGTTTTGTGCTGTGGTGCCGTAATCAGGTCTCCCTGCTGTTTCAATATTTTTTGTCCTATAGCTAGATCCCATAAACCTAGTTGTTTGGGACGCTGTAAACGGCACATCATATCCGAAAGGTCCGTAAACAGGAAATCCATCAAAACAATATCCTAAAATTTTACTATGTCCATCAGGATGACGCATGTTGTCACCATTAAACTGACTGCTGCCATAGTAATCGTTATAGTTTGCCATGGCAGAATTCTGCTTCCAACAATCTATAAAATGAGTATCATGATAATGGTATTGTCCTGTTGACTCTGGATGTCCTCCACAAGAGTCATCACCAAAATCTACAGGTGAGCTAGGATAATGTGCATTCCAATTAAATCCAACAGGAGGGTTACCTCCATTACCTGCACTGGGATTAAAGAATACAACACCGTTAGCAGCAATGCCAATAGATCCAAGAGGAGTCTCTATACGTCCATTTCTTTGATCGTAATATGTGTATGTGCCTGTTGGTATTGTTTGTGAATCTGCAACAATGAGATCTAATCTTTGGTCTGTGGCGAGCCAGCATTCTCCTGCAATGGACGTAAATGTTGTCCCTCTAAATATAAATCGTTGTTTCCTACCGTCACTAAAGACAAACATGAGATGATCGCCAGGAGCAATAGTTTCGGCAGCAAATAAGGCATTGTCATTAGTTGATATATTTACAGAGATAACAAAACCACTTTGGAAGTATGTGTTATCATCGAAAGTCCTAGTAATACCAAACTCTCCACCACGATAAGTAAACGAATGTGAAAACGCTTGCTCAGTAACACCATTCGGGTTATTGAGATTAGGAAAGGTACCGTAACTAACTGGATCAGGAAGACCATCACCAGTTACGGCTATCACTTTCGTGCCAGAATTGTAGGTTGCTGTAGCGGTCATGCGTCGTCGAAGATCTGATCAGGAGTGAAGTTTGATATCACTGTGCTACCAATCTGGACAGACAGGATAGCAGAGTAGGAATAAACAGGTGTTGCACCTGCTGCAGTTATCGCAACTCTAAATTCATCACCATCATCTTGTTGTGTTGTGGATCCAGTAGGATATGCTAATTGGTTACCACCGATAATATTAGTCCAAGTGGTTGTGCCGTAATCCTTCTTCTGCCACTGATAGTTGAGTGTAGTAGTATTTAGGGCACTATCGGACGCTCTTACAAAGTCAGCGACAACAGTGAATGTAGCAGTCTGACCTTGGTTAACAGTTACGTTAACAGGGTTGATATTGATTCTGATTAGACCATCTTCAACAACGATTGGGTTACCCTGTTGATCAATACCTTCACCTGCGTAGACATCAAATCCGTTATTTACAGGTGCTCCTGTAGGTGTAACAAAATTATCTTCAACAGTTGTTTCAGCAGCAACTACAGCTAATGCATAACCAACACCAGCAGTCCTAACATCAATTCTTTGGATACCCATCATAGGCACCAATCTTGCATCAAAACCAGTAGAAGAAATAACTTCAACGTTAGGTTTGGAAGTGTAACCATCGCCAGGATTGGTTATAGTAGCAGCGATAACTTGACCACTAGTGATATTTGCAAGTGCCTCTGCGTTTCTACCCTTAACTGATCCTGTATATTCAAATGTAATCAAGGAGTTGGAAGATTCGATTAGAGCAACTTCTCTTGGGAATTCTTCACCTTCAATGTCTAATTCGTCACCCGCTTCAATCGGTGGGACAACAGTTGCAGATATAACGTCAGCATCAGATCCAATGTAAGAGAATCCAACAAATGTTGCTCCTGCTCTTGGGACTTCAGCAAAGATTATTCTAGATCCAACGATCTCGTAAGATACGCCTGGTTCCTGTATGATACCGTTTAGTGATACGAGTATGTTGTTTTCTGGTAATATCGTTGCAGATGAAACACCTTCAGTCAATGTCAATGAGTAGAAGATTCCATCTAACTTCAAGTTGAATGAAGATCTTAGTGAATCAAACTCAAATCCAATGTCATCAAGTTGTCTTAGTTTACCAACATAGTATCCGATAAACTCAGATCCGATCTCAGGTGGCTCTGTAAACTGAATCTTATCAGAGAATGCAGTGTAAGCATTAACAGCACCTGGTGGTTGTAGAATACCATTAACAAAGATGAGCATGTGACCTGCAGGGTCTGGGAAGTATGCTTGTCCATTCTCAACGGATAGTGAGAAGTTTTGTTGCACACCGTCAAATCCTCTGAAGTAACGATCAACACGTCCAACCAATGTCCTTGCATCAGATACAGCAGCACCCCATCCATCATCACCTTTAATGGTCATGTTGTCATAGAAGTCACCAACTGCTTGCTCAACCCAAATTCTTGCAGTAATACCTGACTGCTCAATCTTAGATATCTTAGCGTATGATGTATATTGTGGGTTGCTTACTGCAGTTATGTTAGCGTAGATAACAGGGAAGTTTGTTGAGATATCATACTTACCAATGAATATACCTGAGTTTGTAAAGTCAGATACAGGAGCACCTGTGCCTACAGGTTGGACATTACCAATCCATATCTTATGTGCTAATGGAGGAGTTACACTACTATCTGCAGGTTGATACTTGGTTACATATCCTGTTAAACCAGGATTTCTAATAACAGTACCGATAAGCATGTTAACTTCATCACCCACTTCAAATGTAGCAGCAAGACCTGCCTCAATAAATGTAGATCCAAGATCTAATTCTACAACCTCTGTGCCGTGAATAATATCATTTACTTCTGCAACACCACCTGGTTGGTAGATACCTTTAACATCTAAGATGTAATCAGTAAGACTTCCGTAGATGATATCATTTGTTGCCCATCCAGATTGAATAGTCTCAACATCCATAACAACACGACCGCCATCGTTACCAATGATTGCACCTGATTTATTGTCATAGAATACGATATCTGCTTCAGTGTTATCTGCTTTCTTGAAGATCTTATCTCCAACAGCATATGATCCAAGATTAACATTAAGAAGTAGACGATCAGCGAGTCCTGTAATATCTGCAGTTGTTGAGCTATCCAATCCAACAAGAGTATCTCCGACTGCCCAGTTAGGTCCTGTCTTATCAACAACTCTTAGAATAATTTGTGTGTTGCCAGTGTTGTAGTTTTGCTGTATTATTTTACCTACAGCAGTTGCATCACCTGACTTAAATACATTTTCACCGTTAGTGAATTTAGAAACGCCAGGATCTGATGGATTGCCAAGTATGACATACTTGAATGTTTCTCTAATAGATGCTTGGTTGAAGGACTGTGATCCAATCTCAGCAAACACATCAGACTGTGTGCCGTAAAGGACATCAGCATCAACAAATCCACCTGAGTATGGAGTCTCTACATTAGGATCACCGTAAAGTGTAGTTGCTCTACTAATACCAGATCTTACAAGGACTTGGAAGATGTGGGATGTGCTTACAGTGTCATCAAATCTTAGTGCTCTAAATCTACCATCGTGAGTTGCTACAGCACCTATCTCAAAGAATGTTGCTTCAGCATTCAAGATGTAATACATTGCTTGATCTGCACCACCTATTGTGCTACCAGATGCAGGGATGTATTGGACAACATCACCACGTCTAAAGAAGTTAGCACGATAGATTCTGATTCTAAATTCCTTCCTATCATATCCTGCACGGACTGTAGGTGTAAGAGATACAAGAGCTGGATCTGTATTCCAATCGAATCCTTCGTTATATGCGTTATGTCTGTTGTGGACGTCAGTATTTGCAATCCATGTAGTCTTCGCTTCAGTAGAGAATTTAGATTGCTCAAGAGCAAATTCAAATACGTTAACACTTGAATCCATATTAAATTCTGTTGATTCTTGATTCCACTCTGTGCGAAGAGGTGGAATGTATAAACCAGGACTTGTGATATATGGAATCCAACCTGCTTCACCTGGGTTGTATATTATTGACTTAATATATTCTCTAATACGAGTCATATGATAAATCAAATGTGTCCTAACAACATCAGTGTATACAATCATATTTCCGTCACCATCAAACCAGTTTGATATAGAATCAAACGCTTGACCATTACCACCTGTAACAAGGTCATAAATTACAGAATCAATTATCTGATCTCCAAATTCTATAGTGCCTGTATATGTTGGATAGAATGTTAAAGTTTGATCAAATGCTCTTTGTCTGATAGCAGGTCTGTTGAAGAGAATCATCTTCGCTGCCATCTTATTACTTGTTGATCCACCTGATAAGGTTTCATACATTACCTTATACTTACTCTCAATACCTAATCTAACGTCATAACATTTACCCATGTTATATTCATTAACAGTAGGTGATGTAGGAGCAGTTTCGGTAACAGTTGATCCATAGTAAGTAAGACCATTTCCTGCAACTGCAGCATCAATACCACCTTCAAGAATTGCCATCAATGTATTGATTGCAGATCTCTGATCAGGACATGTTTGATTCCATGTTGCTGGTCCACCAGTAGTGTTTGCGTTTGGATCATTTCCAGCAGTATTATCATAAGTGATAGATACATCTCTAAGTGGAATATCTCCACCGTATTTACATGGCCAGATATTAGGTAGATTTGGAGTGAATGTAGAATTACTTACACTATTAGGATATGCACTAGTGCCGTTTGCTCCACTTGTGTCATTTCCATCAGGGTCAGTAATGGTATCAGTAACAATACTAATAAGTCTATTAACTTCATTGTCTACATCGCTATCACTAATCGCTGCTAGGTAACCTGTATCATTTACCCACTTATCTTGAATATCAGTAATAGGAGTATACTCGGCACCGTTTTCAATGTGTCTATTTGGTGTAGTGCCTTGATAGATTTGCTTAGCAATATCTCTAGCAGTATTTGTAATCCAAGTTACTTCAGTTACAACACCTGAGATGTGTTGAATAACTCCATTCTCAACATAGTATCCTGCACCAAGTGCAACCATGTTGTCACCACCATACTCTAGGTTGAATGTATGCCATCTAAGAATATCAGCAACGTCATGGACACAATCTATAGATCCTGCAGCAGTGATAGAATTATGTGCAGCACTTACAAATGTGTGAGTATATTGTTGACCTGCAGGTGATGCTCCAATATTAACTGTTACCGTGCCACCCTGTTTAATTAATGCACCTGTTGATGCACTTACAAATGTGTGAGGATATTGCTGACCAACCTGTGAAGGATAAACGTTAACCTTAATATTATCGTCATCAACCTTAGTTACAAGTAACCATTTATCAGCAGCAGGGTCAGTTGCTCTTGGATATGAATGGTTAGTAGAATTACCATCTTGTGTGCAAGTAAATGTGATACCATCAGTTGCAATCTTGACTCTGTTTCCAGTTACAAGACCATGACCTGCAGATGTAATCTGTAAGATTCCAGTTGTTTCTTGGTAAGTTGCATTTGTAATATTAACTGCCCCAGTGCTTACAGCAGTTACACCAACTGTCTTATTATAATAAGGATCAGTTGTCCTAGGATATGAGTGGTTAGATGCGTTGTTATCCTGAGTGCAAGTAAATACTAATGAATTAGGAGCAATCATCATACGATTGCCAATATTAAATACATGGTTAGGAATAGTCATCACCATGACACCAGTTGCACTGTTGTAAGTAATGTTTGTAGGTGTCATTTGCTGACCACCCATCTTACTACCTAACTTAACAGATCCTGGTAGAGCACTCTGGAATTGATGATTATACTGTTGACCTACAGGAGACGCACCAACATTAACTGTAATAGTTGTCAATGTATGGTCAAGGACTAAACATGGTTTCTCATAATAAGGATCAGTTGTCCTTGGATATGGATGATCTGTTGCATAGTTGTCTTGATCACATCTTAGAGTTATACCTAAAGGAGTAAATCTAACTGTATCTCCTCTTTGGATATCATGATCTCCAATAGTGATTACCATCAAACCATTACCAGAGTTATAAGCAACATCTGTAGGAGTAAATTCTTGATCCCATAATGCACTGCTTCCACCATTAATACTCAATGATGTATACTGATCCAATCCACGAAGGACTGCTTCTTCTGCAATAAATCTAATGTTTCTTTCGATAGCACGAGCAGCATGGATTCTATTATTAGAAGCACCATTTCTTTCGTAACTAGATTCTTGGAAAGTTACTTCGTTATGACCAGGTAAAGTGTCACGACCAAATCCATTTCTAATTGTTAGGATTGCCATGTCTCTAGCAATCTTGAATACAGACTTAGATGCTTCTGTTTCACCTTCGATGTGTTTAATACCACCGTCAGATCTTACATAAAGTTTACCAATTCTGTATATCTCAGAGTTACCACCATGACGTATGTCATGAGCAACACCTGCTAGGATATCAACTACATCATCTTCACAATCTACAGGGTTACCAGTTGGGACAATAAATGATCCATACTTAGAAAGGTCATTCATTGTAGAAACTGCTTCTTTAGCAATTACTCTTGCATTTTCATCAATTAGATTTGCAGCATCAAGGTATTTGTTAGATCCAGTCCTTGATTGATCAAACTGCTTAGGATCGTAAGTAATAGTTGCATCTCTAAATGCTGTCCTGTTTGTATGTACTGGAGAGAAATATTCGTCTTGATAAGTTGCATTAGCACCAAGAGCAGCAGAAGTTTCGCCTGGTGATAGAAGTAAGTTATTAACTGCCTTCAATGCAAGCATCTCTGTATAGTGAATTGCATCAATCATTGGTTGCAATTCATCAGTGATATAAAGAATTTCACTATCACTATTCAAGTAACTATCAATAACTTTCTGTGTCTCAGCATTACCACCCATAATGATGTCACCAATCACTGCAGGTAATACATGATCTTTAAGATCACGAATACACTTAGTATTATTAGGAATAGTTAAGAATTGGACAGGGATACTATTAATAGTTTTAGTATAAAGTGCATTAATATAACCAACTGCTTCTTCTGCAATGTAATCTCTATTCTTCCAGATAAGTGATCCTGCATCTCTAAATCTAGCACCTGTAGGAGCAAGGACATCAGCAATATAATCACCTAATACATCTAACTGAGTTTCTACACCAGTTACGCCAGTTAATGCATGTGGGACACGAAGTTTAGTTGTGTATGTACCTGTAAGATCTGTGGAAGATGTATTGATAACTTCCTTACAAAGTTTTACAACTTCACGCCATGCATATAATGTCTGTAGTAATTCTTGACCGATATACTCAATCTCACCACCTCTTGTGCGGTAGAAACGAGCTGTAACGATAACGTTATAGTTACCACCTTCTCTTAAATCTTTAACAATAGCAGGTAAGATATAATCTCTAGTATCTCTGATACAAACGTTTGTGCCACTCATTGAAGAAGCCGCACCGTAAATATCACCAGGTATTACAAAGTCAGGGAAGTATGCTTGCATAATTCCAACTGCTTCTTCAGCAATCCAGTCACGGTTGATGTCAATTATATCTGCAGCGTCTCTGTAAATTTCTCTACCAAGATCTACTTCCTCAATAGTAATACGTTTGTTGAGGTAATCAATAGATTTAAGTGTAGATGAGGAATTAGTTAAACCAGTAAGTGTAGCGTATGTCTCTGTAGTAGATACTATAAATGGTGCCTCACCATTAAGTCCAAATACAATTCCAGTCCTAGTAAAGTCAGGATCTGAAGGAGGAGTAATTGTTGCAGCATCATAATCAGCAGTGCCTTTTCTAACCATAAGATTATCAAGGTTACCTATAAATTGTTGAGCGTTAGAAACATCCTTACCAAGAGCAAATCTTGCAAATGGATATGTGTTTGTATCGTTATAGTTTGTTTGCTGCACACCATCAATATACATTGAAGTCACAGCGGTTTTTCTAACAATAGCAATGTGATGCCATCTTGCAGCAATAAGAGTATTAGTAGATGTGATAAGAGCACTTCCACCGTTATTAAGTATTACATTACCACTTGCATTCAATACTAGATTCAACCCTGTTGAGGACGCTTGTGGGCGTCTCATATCAAAGATAATTTGGTTACCTGATATAGCATCAGCACGAAGTCTCATTTCAATAGTAAAGTCACCTGTGCCAAACTTAAAGTCATTTCTTTCTGTTTGGACAATCTGTCCAGTGTTAGGAATTCTAACTGATTTTGTAGAATTAGAAAGAGCAGATAATATTGTAATATCATCAACTGTGCAACTACTATTAACTAGAGTAGAGTTAGTTACATATTCGTTAAGACTGAATGTGCCAGTAGCATTACCACCATAGATCCACTTAAGACCACTGTTAGATCCTTTAATAGGAGCAGATGCATTTGTTGTAACACCCTTAAGGTTTTCGCCAGGTAAGAATAGACCTCTTGATGGATCCTTATAAGCATATTTTGTAACACGAAGAGTTTCACCTGCAGTATAACCACCATCAGTGATTGTCCTTTCAGTAGGAGCAGTCCTTGTGGCGTGTGCCATATTGTTGTTGGTGTATGCAGTTGTGTATACACTCATGAGTGTGTTAAATGCAGATACAACAGTTGCACATGCATTTGTGTCTGTGTTGACAGGTGTCAAATCAGTATCAAACCACTGATTTTTATTATGTGTGCCTGTAGCAGCAAATCTAGGATAATAGTAATCACCAAATGTTTTAGATACGAAATGTAAGTAATGAAGTCTTACTGTATTTCCGTTACTTAATGTTGGAGTATAATTTTCTGCAAGAGTGATAGAAAGTGTGCCTGTGCCAACGTCATAAACTGCGTTAGCAATGTCTGCAGTATTATCTAATGTTACTGCGTTACTTGTAGCACTTACAAATGTATGTGTATAGTTACCACCTGTGATAACAGCACCAAAAGATGCACTTTGGAAGACATGCTCATACTGACCAGAAGCAGTTGCAACACCTACGTTTACAGTAATAGTAGTTGCAGTTGCTGCTGTAATTGTTACTGCAGTATTATAGAATGGATCAGTTGTCCTAGGATAAGCGTGATCAGTTAGGTAGTTATCTTGAGAGCATCTAAAGACGATTGATTCTTGTGCAAACTTAATAGAAGTGCCTGCCTCTAATCTATGCTCACCAATAGTCATTACCATCACACCGCTAGATGGACTGTATGTAACAGCAGTAGGAGTGAATGTTATCTCAGGAGATGCACCAACATTAACTGTAATTGATGTGTTTGCAACAACAGAAGTAACCTCTAGAGGTTTATTATAGTAAGGATCTGATTCTCTAGGATATGTCTTATTAGAAGATCCACTATCCATTGTGCAATTAAATGTCAAACTGTTAGCAGCGATAGTGACAAATCTACCTGCAGTAATACTATGAGATCCAATGGTAAGGACTAAATCTCCAGTTACAGGATTATATGTTGCACCAGATGGTGTGAATTGTGGAGGTGCCACAACCATTTTACCATTACCAACATATGTTAATGCGTCACCTGCGTTGAGTGTGACGGTTGGGACTGTCACATCAAATGTCCTATTTCCGTTATTTACGTTAGCTACTGTGAATGTATCTGTGCCGTTTTGTATAACATTGCCTGCAATAGTCTGTGCTTCAGCAAAGATTCCATTTATCTGTGCTGCAGTTGTAGTAGAATCATCGTAAGCAATAGCATAAGTTGCAGCATCATATACTCTACTGTTACCACCATACTTGAGGTCATAAGCAATCGCTTCAATTACGTCTTTAATATCATCAGTGCAATCTGATTCAGTTTGATATTGTGTAAATGATGGGTTTGCAGTTTTGTAGATATGAAGTGCTTCATATGCAATAAATTCTTTGTTATTAAGTAGAAGGTTTGCACCATCAATCTTAAGACTTGTCTGAGGCACTGGATCAGCAAATACACCAGTAATCTTAGGACCACCTGTGCCTTCAGATGTATAAGAAATAGCACCTGTAAGGTTATGTGTATTTTCTGCAGTAACAGAGTGGATAACAATATCAGTTAGGAATGTGATATTCTGCTGCACATCAGCACAGTTACTTAAACTCTGAGCATTACCAGCTGAGTAGTTATTATCGTAAGTATGTGCAGGAGCAGATCCACCATATGTTAGAGGATCGTTTAGGTTATATCCTTCATTACCAATATCTTTTACAAAGAGCAAGTTATTGATAGCATACATCATTGTATCTCTTGCTTTCAATATTGCAGTTTGTGATTCAGCAACTTCACCATAGAATCCATTAAGGATGAAGTTACCAGTAGTGTCAAAGTATTGCTCTGCAAAATTCTGACATTGGAATTCACCACCTGCTCCTAAGTCATCAGAAAGTGCATCGATAAAGAGTCCTAGGTCACGACGACATTTTTCTTGACCAATGGAAGTTGTAGGACTAATTTCAGTAGGAATATTGTTTAGATTACCTGCAGTTAATGCTTCGTTTTGCCACGTCCAGATAGTGCTAATTGCAGACTGCACGTCACTGCAATTAGTAGTAGTAGCGTTATCTGTATTGCTGCCTGGAGTTGCATACGCAGATCCTGGTGATGGGTCTGCTGTGATTGAGAGGTCTGCATAATAAGTTGCTTCGTCAGTAGAGTTAGTTGCACTGAATACACCAGTTAACTGGTTAGTGATGGCTGACATCACAAGTATCTTCGCTTGCTCAATAATATAGATAAGCTCAGATTGTGCTCTGGTATATGATAGTGTGCTTGAGTCAGAGAAATATTCGTTGATCCACTTTAAGGAGTATTCGTTACCACCTGAGTGAATATCTAAAGCAATACACTCTAACCATAGTCTAGCATCATCTAGATATCCTGCTTTGTCGCCTGCACTAGTGCCAGTAAACTGTGTCTTCTGTAAATCATATGATTGTAGTTTGATCGCTTCAATATTCTTCCAGATCATGCGATGTGCATCTCTGAATCTTGAAGTTGTATTTGTCTGGACATCACCAGGATAGTAGAAGTCAGGATGCTCTACCGCAACCCAACGCTCTGCTCTGTCAATTATCTCTTGCTTGTTTCTACCGATACTTCTAGCACCATCATTCTTTCTGTTACCTGCATTACCTACAAGGTTTGCATAGAAGATTGCTTTGTTTCTTAGATTATCACCTTTAGCAAATGTGCCACTAGAAAGATTATCATATTCAATCTCAGTGCTTCTGACTTCTTCAAAGTCTAGGAAGTCTTCGTTGATTCTTACTGCTGAATCGTACAATTGTACTGGTGTAATACTTGACTGAGAAATATCATCAAGTATAACGTTAGGATTCTGGATAGCAACAAGTCTTTCGTAGATAAGACCAAAGAATGTAGATCCTTTGTTAATGATTAGAGTATCAACAGGTTGACCAGTGTTAGGATCTAGATATGGACTAATGAATGTGATCTGAGCAACAATCTTAGAAGAACTTGAGTAGATGTATTCATTTAATTTAATATCGAAGATACCAGTTTCAAATCTTGCAGTACCTGAAGTCTTACTTAATAGTAATGTGTCTGTTGCACCACCTGTTGCATCAAGATTAGTCTCTTCAATAATTGCTATATCACCATCAAAGTTAGTGATAGTCTCTTGGAAATCGAAGAGGTTTTCAGTATTAATAAGATCTACACTTGCTACAATAGCAGTGAATAAGTTTGTCCTCTTAACAATTTCACTGACTATGAAAGGTCCGTCAGTAATGTTAATAACATCAATATGGAATGTCCCTGAGTCAACAACAGTTGCATATGCATCAGAAGTTTCACCATTAACTTGTTGACCCATCTCAGGGAATATACCCTGTGGGTTTGTTAATGTAATTCTATAAACTGGTATAGTTGCAAATCTAACACTTCTATATCTGACCTGAGATGCTGCTTTAGGTGGCTCAGCAAATACAATCTGATTTCCAACTATCTGATATGCACTACCAGGTGACTGGATAACACCATTTAAAGTAATCATTAACTGATTACCTTTAACAATTACACCGTCACCTTCAACAGTGATTGGGAATGATTTCAATATTCCATCAAACTGATCAGATATATTATCAATCTTCTTAACGATAGAAGTTAAGATTTCCTCAGATGAAGTCAATCTTCTACTTCTGAATAATACCTCTGTATTGTTATAGTCAGTATAGATTGGCTCAGCAGCACCAAATGATGTAATTTGGTTTACATTAGTATACTCATTAATATTAACTTCTTTAATAAACTCTGTGCCAACCTTTCTACCAGATACATCCTTACCACCAGTCAGTTGTAACTGACCAAACATCTTAAATCCAGTTGGGTGGTTATTATCTAATACTTGTTTTTTCCATCTTGTGATAGGAATCTCAGATGTAATAACATAAGAGAATGACTGATAGAAGAAACTATCTTGAATTTTTTGGACAATTTCAGATGGTTTACCAACGTCATCAATAAATCGGCCTGGTGTTGTAGTGATGGAGTCAATATTTAAGACACCACGAGCAATACTCAAGTTATCGATAATACCAGATGCTTTAGAAACCTCACCAGATATCTTCTCACCCTCAACAAAATTACCAGTGTAATCAACGATCTTAAGAATCTTAGGACCTATTTGCCAACCAGTGTTAGTAGAGACATAACCTACAGCACTTGCTTGCTCAGGTGAATTACCTTGGAATATTTTTTCACCTGCTAAGAATCTAGATGTTGCAACAACAGCATCAGCAGTACCTCCAAACACCTCGGTTAAGAGAGTTTGTCGTCCCTCACCTTGAGTTAGGAAGGTAATAAAGTCTCCAGACTGTGCTGCCTGTAATGTTAATCCAAAACGTAATTGATCAGATTCTAACTGATCAGCGATAGCGTAGTAGATCTGCCCATCAATCAAACTAGTTAAACCTGCACTACTTGGTTTAGGTAAAATACCAGTTGTGGTGCCTACAGTATCAGCACGCAACTGAATAGCAGCACCTGTTGTAATACCGTGTGGGAAGTTAAACTGTAGATAATTAAGGTCTAAGTTGACAACATAATTAAATTCTGATTTTAGAGTTACAACTGGCTCAGATGAATATCCTTGACCTGGATTCTTAATAAGAATTTCATTCAATCTATTGTTTTTAATAACCGCTTCTGCTTCAGCACCTGATCCACCACCACCTGTGATTACAACTGCAGGTGCAGATGTATAACCAGAACCTGGGTTAGTTATGGTAATCTCAGTTAGTATTGAGGTATTGAATAGTTGTAGGTTTACAGGGAATGTAATCTCAGGACGTAGAGTATAGTCATGAGAGTAACCGAAACCAAATTCGTTGTTTTTAAGTCTCTTAATCTTACCAATATTTCTACCAGTTAAGAATACAGATGCACCACTACCTTCAGCAGGTATTACAACAGCAAGTGCAGCACCTGATCCTGCAAGTTGATTACCAAGAATACCAGAAATACTATCAACATCTATACTTGCAGTAGTGTATCCTTTACCTGGATCTGTAACTGTTACATCAGTAATTGTGCCTGATCCAATCTCTTCGTCAAGGGTAACTGTAATAGTTGCTAGACCACCTTCTCCATCACCATTGATAGGCACATTATAGTAAACACCAGTTGCATATTCTGTACCTCCTGAGGTTATAGTAATACGCTCAATCTGTCTGAAGGATGCAATGTCAGATATAATAGGTAGTCTCTGATAGAATCCACCTGGTGATACTAGTTTAATAGTATTGATAGGTCCGATTGCCTTGACCGATGTTGTTGAGTAGTAGGTAAATGGATTACCAAATTCATCATCTTGGACTTCTGCTGATGATGTTTCTGGCTCAAGTAGTAATGGGAATTTGAATTCAGTGTTATTAACAATCTGAGAGATTCTAAATGTGCCATCGTAAGGTGTCTTGATAACATCAACAAAAGAGTTATCTCCAACAGGAGACATTGCTCCAATCCTAGATGGATCAAAGTAGTAAGAAATATTAGTTACATTACCAATAGCAGAGAATTTAACATATGGTCTTAGACCTTCTGCTTGAATACCTGGTGTGCCGACTCGAGTAATATTATTGAAAGAATATTCCAACTTATACTGGTTATCCTGTGCAAATGACAGATAGTAATTTAAGTTAGATGCATCTCCAACATCAAACACATACTGATGATCTCGTATGAATGTAAGTGATGGATGCTTAGCGTAGATATTAACGTTGCTTATGCTACCTTGTAAGAATAGAGGATCTCCTGCAGCAGTTGCCCTTAATCCAAACACATATTCTCTACTACCAAATACTTCACGAATAAAGAATGATCCGTTATATTCAGTCGTAGTAAATCCTTCTGTAAAGATGATATCGTCATCTCTGAAGTTGTGAGGAGTGACAGATGTTGCATATACAAGATTTGATCTTACTTCACTAACTTTCTTAATATCTTTCTTAAGTGTTGTTGTTAATTCAACTTCTTTAACAGATGGGAATCCAGTTACCTTAACAATCTTATATGCATCAGCACCGTCATCATCAACAACAATGTTTGCAGAGTTGATTGAAATAACATCGCCAGGTATGTAAGAAGATGCAGGTTGCACCTTAAGAATCTTAACTGAGTATGCACCATCTGCATATGCTTGGAATCTAGCATAGTCAGACAACGCCAATTCTGTAGATTTCCATTCCCATGTTACGCCACCATCAGATGCTGTGCCACTTGTATGGGTGGGAGGGGTAATACCAGAAGGACCTGCAATGGTTACTTCGTATATGTTACGCTGCCAATAAACTTGATACCCAACAGGATATAGGATAGCAGTATCCCAACGCTGCATATCCATTCCTCTATATTGAGGTTTAGGATATGGCTCAGTTTGAATGTCAATATCAAACTCACCTGCATTTCTAATAAACACCCATGTAACAGCACCATCACTCACAGCACCTGTAGTGTGTGTTGGAGGAGTTACACCAGATGTGCCACCTGATTGTGCTTCATATATTTTCTTAGCATAGTATACTCTAGCAGCAGTAGCATATGCAGTGCCTGTTACCCAAAGATCCTCTGCTTCAATACCAACAAACTTCTGATCACTCATTACGTTGATGTCTGTAGCATCAGTAGATCTCAATAGATCAGTGGTGTTAATAGTGCCGAAGATTTTACCAACTTTATACTTATTACCTAAACCAGGATCATTAGTAGTGCCTACAGGAGTCTCTACAATAGTACCGTATGCTTGTACAACTCCTAGAGAGTTATATTGTTGTAGAATTGCACCTTTAGTTAATAATACATTTTGATTGAGTGTCAACTCATAGATGTTATCAATCTTACTGTAAGTTGCATCTTTAAGATAGAATTTAGGGACAACGTTTGCAGTAACAAACATTTTCTGACCATTCTTAACAGGAATGGTAGAAGACTTAGATGCAAACTGCTCTCTATTGTTTGTCCATGTGTACGTTTGTACTGGTGTATATACTGAGGGCGAATCTGTGAAGTCAAGTAGTTGTAGACCGCCTGCTCCAACATCCCACTGATCAATAGCAGGTAAACCACCATCTGACCATGTGCCAGTTGTCCATTCGCTAACAGTAAGATTAGTATAGTTAGTTGGTGTGGTTAGTGTATATGTGCCTCTTCCAGAAGTATGTGCTTTGTCAATCTTAACAGCAACTATGTCACTAATCTCATGAGATAGTGGGTATTTTGTTGTAGGTGCAGTAAAGGTTGACTCAAACTCATCGAGTTTAGATATAATCCAATCGTCAATATGACCAATAAATGCTTTTGTTGAAACTGAAGGTTCGGTGCCACCTAATCCAACAGATGCCATATTTACATCAATTAGAGTTTGATATGTGATTGCAAGGTTACCATCATAGTAAACATTGATTTCCCAAACACCAGATCCAGTATTTTCTTTAACTACTGCAATATGATGCCATGCTGCTGCAGCAAAATTACCCCAGTAAGTAGTTTCTGTAGATGAAGCAACTACACTTCCATTTACTTCTAGAATCATTTTACCGAAGTTTGCATCACTAGCAATACCCATTAAGTAAACAGAAACACCAGAAGTGCCGTTTACTTCAACAGTGTCAAAGAAATGTGGTGTATTGCCTGCAGCGTATGCAGTGGTATTCATACTAAACCATGCTGCAGTAGTCCAGTTTTGTCCTTCCCATGCTAGACCAGAAGCAGTAGCACGGTTTGCTGCATCAAATTTTAATGATCCAGTGCCATACTTGTAATATGAATTATCTACAACAGCATTAGCAGGTGTCTGAATTGTAAGAGTAGATATAGTCTGTTTAGTTGTATCATAGTCTAAATCTGCAGTATCATCAAATCTATAAACTGCAAGTTGGTTAGGAATCAACCTTTCACCGAAAATAACAATATCTCCAGAGTTATCAACAATAGATGACTTACCGACTTGTCCAACAGAGTCAGTTGTTTCTATTAGTGATTCTGCTTGAATCGTGCCGTCATACTTAAGTGAAGATACAATAGTTACTTTTCTATCTTCGTCATAGTCGATAGCAGCAGTAACAACAACATCACCAAATACATCAACGTGTAATCCTGTATTCTTGATAGAAACATAGTTACCTTGAGGTGTGAGTGTTTTACGCCACAACCATGGTTTTGCTGCAGATGTAGTTGCATCAGTTGCATTTGCATCGGCAAGAGGAATCTTACCAAGTTGCATCTTCTCAAACTTACCATTTGCATTATTATAGACATCATATAAGAAGAATACATCATTATATTCGTCAATAGTAAATCTTGGGTTTCTTACATAACCACCAAGTGCAGGAATCTGTTTAACATAATCAACGTTGATATTTGATCCATCATATGAGAATGTGCCGTATATTAAGTTGTCAGTAGTCTGGTTAACTCCAGTAAAGAAGAATTGACTATTTGCTATCCATCTAATCTGAGTAATATCCTCATCACCATTTGCAGAAGATATCTTACGTTTCTCTTTTAAGTCACCATCATTGTTAGACTGAATGACCCAAATATCATTAGCATCGATTGCCTGTGTATCAGTGTAACCTACAATGTATATGTTGTTATTTTCATCTAAGTAGATATCAGTAATATAATCTTTACGCTGTCCACCAGATATACCTGCAATAGACTTCTGCCACTTTAAAGTACCTGTAGGATTGTTTTGTGCGTCTCTTTCTGACTCATACTTACCAAACCAGACATCTGGATTATAATTGGGATTATTAGGGTCATATGTTTGGCCTCCAACATATACGAGGTCGTTTTCTTGTGAGTCATCGACATACAAACAAGTGAATTCAAGTGTCTTAACACCTGTATTATTTGGAAGTAATGTCCTTACCCACTGCACTTCACCAAGGTCGTTAAACTTAGCAATGAAACCAACTTGGTCACTATCGAGATCTTCTTTAAGAGATCCACAAATATAGTAGTCTCTATTAGCAGTTGCAATACTATCATGGACAGTAACGTTACCACTATCATTCAAATACTCAGATAACCAATAACGTGTCTTTGTAATTGACTGAGGGTGAGATACTCTAATCTGAGGAGGTGTGTCAACACTATATCCATTACCAGAGTTAATAATAGTAAATGATCCTGCAACACCTGCAGCATCAAGATTAATAGTAAAGTCAGCGTCAATTCCACTGCCACCTTCAACCAACTCATAAGTTGGAGGTAAATTAGAATTATATCCAATACCTTGTGTATCTACAGTAATGCTCTCAATACCATCTACAACTTTAACTTTAAACTCTTTATTAGTGTTTGCTGTGATAGGAGTAGAATCAACAATGATTTCATCACCTACTATAAGGTCATGGTTTAGAGAAGTTGTGATTACACCATATGGTCTGTCACCAATAATTTCTTTGGTATATGCACTAATAGCAACACCTTTGATACTATCAATGATTGCAGAAGCACCAAATCCACCTGTATCAGTATTATCGAAGAATACGGTATCATTAACTTGATAAGAGACGCCAGGATTTTCTACAACGAAACCATCGATCTTTGCAGTCTCAAATTGAGTAACAGTCTCTACATCGATGTCAACTTTAGATTCAAGTGAAACTTGAGGGAAATAATCGTAAATTTGTAGAGTAGGCTCTTCTTGTAACTCTAATATCTCCTGTTGCTCATTAGCATCAATAATACCATCTTGGTTGGTATCTTGGACTTCAAAGATGATTGGATAACCTTCAATCTCAGTTGTTAGGACATCTGCCTCTTGGTTTGGTAAACGCTCAACATCAATGTCCACATTCTCATATGGGACTCTATATCTTACAACATCAGCTGGAATATTCTCTTGGACTGCACCTTGACTTAAATTCCACTCATCTGGAAGTGAGTTAAATGCAGGACCCATAATATATGGAAATAGTGGAAGACCATCAGAAGATGCATCAATAGTAACGAAGTATGCATATGTGCCATCAGGATACTGAGGTGTCTTACAGAAACGACCATTATATTGATCCAAGTCACCTGCTTGGAATACGTACTCATAGTCTGGTACAAATGATCCTGCGGGATAATCAGAAAGTAAAGGACCATCAGTTCTGGAAGGATTGTCGTTTACTCCTACAACAAGCACAATCTCAGGTTTAAGTTGATATGATGTGCGAAGTCTTCTTACACCACTGTTTTGATCAGTTGGATTTGCATAACCATAAGGACCGTAGATTGGGTTACCATCATATGCCCATCCTAATATTGGAGAGTGTTGGAAGTTAGTTTCAATCTCTTGGAATCTACCTAATTCTTGATCTAAGAATACGTTGTCTCCAACAACATAACGTAATTCTTTTGGATCTGAAAGGTGAGCATATTCTCCACCATACTGGTTATTAAGACCAGTAAATACATAACCTCTTGCAATGTCGTATTTACTTGCAAGGTCATATTCAAAGTTTTTATTCCACTCAAATACCTGTGCAGTGAATGTTGCCAACTCACCAACAGAATCTAGTCTTACAGTTGTTGTACCTTGGATATAGTTGATACCTCTGTTAGATATAGTGATACCAATGACTTTACCCTTGTCTTCTCCAGTAGTTGCAATAGTTGCTTTAGCAACAGCACCAAAACCATCTCCATTAATTACAACTCTTGGTGCAGTGGTATAACGACGACCAGAGTTAATAATAGCGATAGAAACGATTCTACCATTCAATACAATAGGTTGTGCTAATGCACCTTCACCCGATGTAACAGATACAGTTGGTAGAGATGTATATCCTGATCCACCACCTGTTAGTGTAACGCCAGAGATAGGACCTCGAATATTTGCAGTTGCTGCAGCATCACTACCGCCACCACCAGTAATTGTGATAGATGGTTGTGATGTGAATCCGCTGCCTGGATTTGATACTAGAATTCTTGTTATAGCACCGTTAGTAACAACTGCACTTGCAGATGCACCAGAACCTCCACCACCAACGATAGAGATCAAAGGCGATGATGTATATCCAGATCCTTGTGCTGTTACCTCAAATGAATCAACACTACCATTAACTGTAACAGTAGCAGTTGCACCACTACCTCCACCACCTTCAATAAGGACTTCTGGAGGAGATCCCGCATCATAGTTGACACCTGCATTAGAAACAACAATTCCAGTCAAAGGACCGAAAAGGACTGACTCTCTTGACTTATAACACCAAATACTTACACCATTTACCCAAGATCCGATTGCACTGTTAGCAGCGATCGCTTGACGCTCTGAAACGGTATTTACAACTCTAGGAATTCTAACAAGCTTTCTTTGGTTGCCAGGAATCAATGCAGACCCAATAAAAGGTCCTATCTTGTAGTTTGGAAGACCTGACGCTGCAACGTAGACATAATCAGCATTAAAGAAGGAATTCTGAATATTAGTCGTAAATTCAGTAACAACGTTATTGATTGGGGTCTCAGTTGACTTACCTCTGTTAAGATCGACTGAAAGTAGAATATTACCAACTGGGATGATATCAGTTGCTGTTGCAACTCTATATGAGAAATTAAATTCGTCAATACGAGAAGATACTTGGAATGTGCCGTTAAAGATAACTGGGTTTGCACCATACACTGTAACTGTGTCTTCTACCAATAATCCATGAGGCTCAGCAGTTGTTACTGTTGCAACTTGAGAAAGAGCACCTGGATCGATAGCAGAGACGCTAATAAGTTTTTTAACGTTATAAAACCATGATTCTAGTCTTTCTTCACCAACAGAGTCAGATCCAAGTGATGCAACCTTTAGTTTGTCGCCAGGTAAGTAATATGATCCTGTATCGTCGAGTACTGTGCTTCCTGCTTCGGCAATACCCAAAACACGCATCTTAACTTCAGTAGTAGTGCCTCTATTGGCATATATGAAGATATTGGAAGTAATAACAGTACCAGGATCCCAATCTTCAACAATATTGTTTTTTGATCGAGTACATTCTATAAACTGGTTAAGTGACTTCTCTTTATACTGGACTTCTTCATTATCTCCAATAAAGAAGGTGCCGTTTCTTTCTGGCCACCCAATAGTCGAGTCAATAGTTACAATTTGTCCTGTAGTCGTTAATGGCTCAACAAGACGAGTCCTATAAGGAATCTTGAAGGTGCCAGTAAGAGTTTCTTCAGATATTACTAATTCATAGATTGTATCTTCACCTTTAATGATTGAAATTGCATTTTCAACCAATGCTGAAGCATATCTGACATTTTGGTCAACATCATCAGCATATTGAATAACTTCAGAGTCAATTAAGTTAACAGGGTCACCAGATACTACTTGTGTCCTTAAAATCGTGTCTACAGTCCATGTAGCAGCGGATGGAGAGATAATTTGCTCTTTAGGATATGATACCTCAATCTCTTCACCAAAAAGAATCTTGAAAAGATATTTTGCACCTAATGCAGTACCTTTAGCAAGATAGAAGTCCCTGATATTCTTAATTACGTTAACAGGGTTAACTTTGCTTGGATCTAGTTGAATAGTGGGTAGATATTGCTTTCTAAACTTCTCAAATAGTTGATAGATGAATAATGAGTCAAGATTTCTTACTATAGACCCGATCGGGTGAGTGCTAGTAGTAATCTGACTTTCTTTTGCAAAAATTTGGTTTCCATACTCATCATAATCAATAACGTTAGAAACACCACGCACAATACCGTTAAATGCACTAGGGACGTAGTTTATACCACGCTCTTCAATTACAAATCCAGTAACTTCGTCATATCCAACGTTTACAGATGCTTTTGCTGCTTGGGGCTCAGCAATGTAAATCTTAGGAGGATTTGCTTCGCTATATCCAGTACCAAAGTTGGTAATGTTGATATCAGTCAACTCACCGTTGAAAATAGTCGCAGCAGCAGTTGCACCTGTGCCTCCGATAGCAGTGCCGTATGCATCTTTGCGATCGTCAACAATATAAACAGATGGAGCGTCAGTATAACCTCTACCACCAGTCAATAACTCAATATCTGTAACAGCACCACTAGATACGGTTACATCTAAGACTTGAGCACCAACAGGATCTACTACACGGCATCTAGGAGCAGTTGTATACCCTCTTCCTCTATTAATAATTGTAACTGCATTCAAACCACCCTCTGCTGTTAGAGAGCACTCTGCAATAGCGTTAATACCACCATCAGGAGCAGCATCAATATAGATTGTGGGAGGATTAGCATAATTAAGACCTGCTGCAGTAACTGTGATAGTATCTACATTCAATCTACCTTCAGAGTCAATAGTTGCATCAGAAATAGATGCTCCGCCAGGATTGTTAAAGGTAATAACTGGCACAAAGTCATATCCTGATCCAGAATCAGTAATAGTAACACTATCAACCATTCCAGTAGTATCATTGACTGTTAATGATACTCTTGCAAGTCTACCGTTAGCATTACTAGGTGCAGTGACTAAAGGAATAGGAGGATTATAAGATGTATAACCTTGACCACCAGAAATTAACTGAATATCTTTAATACCACCAACTAAACTGTGTGCTGTTGCATATTCTCCAACAGTTGCAGTTTGAATGTTTACTCTAGGAGCAAAATCTAATCTATATCCGCTACCACCTGTCTTAACTAAGATTGTATCGATTTTATTGTCTACAACATTACATACTGCATCTGCACCACTACCAAAAGACGCAGGTACAAATTCAATCGCTCTAACATGAAGAGTATCAGCACTACCTAGAGCAAACTTAGTAACAAGAGTATCTTGATAGACATTAAACTGCTCAAAAGGTCTCTGTAGTTGTCCTGTGCGGTTGACAATTAGAGAAACATCAGAAATTGGAGTATATGGTTGACCATTTACTCTTAGAGGGTAATATTTTGTGCCTTGCCATTCTGTATATGAAACAGCATCCATTGTGACAATGGTTTTATCTGCAAAGCCTATGAGATAGGTAATCTTAGTAAAACCTTGGTCATCGCCACCAGTAGGTGCTCTAGGGGGCACTGTGAAAATGATATTAGTGCCATTAACAGTGTAGTCAACTGTGGGTCTAAGAGTTACATTATAGACAGTAACAACTAGGTGATCTACAGATGCAGGACTAACTGGGTTACCCTGATACTTTAGTGGGAATGTAGTTTGGACGCCATCAAACTCGTAATATGGATTTTCTAGTGCTTGCTCTTTCTTTTTAAATTCATGTGGTGCAATACCAGGTGTCATGATAGCATCAGGACCTCTGGTTACCGATTCGTAATACAGGATCTCATTATCAATCTGTATACTACCGTTTCTTTCTTGATATCCGTCAATATCTTCTACAACAATCTCTGTGTCATCCAAACCAATCGCTTGAAGCACTGTAGTCTGAGATGTTAAGACATTTGACTGGTAAGTGTCTAAGTCAAGATAATCAAGTACATTATTAAGAATATCGTAAGGTCTACCGACCTTCTCTTGGGATTTGTAGTATTCTTGAAGTAATTGTACAAACGCTCTATCCTCTGACTTAATAAAGTCAGGGAGTTGTTGCTCAACTCTGTCAGAAACATTAACTCTAGACATATCTTATTAGAAACAGTCCGTGATATCGGGATAAGTGAAAGTATCCGTGGGGTAGTCAAGTATATTTAGCTCTCCACCACCAAAGTTAAATCCACTGAAATTATTAGGATCGAAGATAGGGACTGATAAGTCGTTGATCGTATAATCGATTGGATTGACGTCTGGGTTGAAGATGATTGGGTCTGTGCCTGCAGGAGGCTCAAGCGATCCACCACTAGGGTAAACTACTACGGGAATTCTTAATGTGTTGTCGGGTGTCAATGCAACGTTGATAGGTCCTACACACACTTCGCCAGTGTTGTAATCGACTGTGCCGACATTATTGTTTAGGATGACTTCTGCCTCATCTCTAATAGTAACAAGCATCATGTTACCTTTACCATCGTCTCTTAAATTTACAGGGACAAGAGTTTGTGCGGTTGTAGAAGATAATGTTGCTGTATCTACTTGCACAACACCACTAGTTAAGTTGGCATTATTGAGAAGACTCTCAGTATATCCAGTTGCATAGAATGTGCCTGACTTAACTACAGAGAAGGTTGGTTTACATGTGCCATCAGACCCACCTGTGCCGTCCCCTGAGGTGCCATTACCGTCTGGAGTGCCCGAATAGTCGCCAGGTCTGAATAAAGGATTATTGAAGTCTAAACACTGGTTAAATACTTGACCAAACTGGAATGCATCAATATTTTGACCAAGGGTTATTTGAGATGTGCTACCTGAGATAGCGGGATCTGAATTATCGATTACTCCAGAATACTTAGATCCTTCAAATCTATTGTTGAATCTATTTGCAGAATTTTGTGAGTTATAGTCATCGATATTCTTCAACACTTTTGTCCTTAGGTCATTAGAACTAAGATTAGTGTCATTACCGTTATAGTAAACGTAAGACTTAGGAATAACATAGAGAGTTGTTGGGTCAATGATAATCGGGTCGATAGCACCGATTGAATAATCCTTCAACTGGTTTTTAATTCTTACTTTTGTTGTTTCGTTAAGCTTAGCTCCAGTCTTAGGTCTAACTGCAACGTAAACCTTACCATAAACAGGAGGATTTAACTTTTCACCACCATATGCAACCACTGATCGTGATTGTGGATATAGTTGTCTCACCAGATTCTCAAAATCTCTTTCTGTAACTGCTCTGTTTTGTGTTGTATACAATCTAGGAGCATTATACTTGATAGAAACAGGTGTTTCTCTATCTTCACCGTCTGCTGCCTGATTTTCAGTAACAACAGTGATTGAGCTGTTACCAACTATGCGTCCTTCACTGTCAGATGCTGTACCGATGAATGAAAAGTCTCTTGCACCGTTTGCTTCCTTACCAACAGTCCTTACATAGTCAATTTTTACAAATTCACCATCAACTAGTTGTCTTCCCAACACTCCATCACCAAAGATTACCTTATAACGCAAATCGTCAACTTCCTCGAGGAAGTAAATACGAGAATTTGAGTCTAAGTCAACAGAGGTTGTTGATCTGTTGTAAATATCAATTTCAGAAGATTGCACAGAAGGAGAAATGTAAACAATCATTCTTTCAGTATCTACATCTTCACTAGGAATGATATATTCTTGTCTTTTTGTATTATTAACAATAAACGAGTAAGTAAGTAGGTTGCCCTGATAAGTTGCAAGACATCTAAAGGTAGCAATACCAGTAGATTGGTCAACAGGTGCTTGTATCTGACTTAAGATTGTAAATATATAATCATCAAAGTTATTTTCAGCACTAAATGAGTCACCCTTGTTAATTGTAACCTGCTCAGGGTAAGTTAAACCATTTGCACCGATTAAAGTCTGCACAGTTACTGTCACATATGCTTTTGGAGACTTAACACTACGAGGAGTGTAGTTGAGTTGCTTAGCAACCTTAACAATATTGTCTCTGACAGTAGATGTTTCTAGAAATGCCTCATTGAGAGACATGTTAGCATTGAATGCTGTATAGTATGTGTTATATGCAAGAGTGTCTAGCAAATAAGACGCAGCAGATCCTTCAAAGTCATAATCAGTAAACTCTGATCGTGTCCTAAGGTATGATCTTATGGATTCCTTGATTTCAAAGAAATCTAAGGAGGTTAATTCTGATGGTACTGCAGGCATTACGTCCTCTCTAGTATGAAATCGATTTCTTTAACGATTCTTTCTCCAACAATCGTATACTCTACTCTTACTTCAAGTGAGTTTACATCGAAACCGTCTGTTACGTTAACAGATACGACTCTTATGCGTTTTTCGTATCTATCTAAAGTGCTGTTAATCTCGTCTTTGATCGCCTCACCTGTAAAAACATCATAAGGCTCAAATAGAAGTCCTGTCACTCGAGATCCGACATCATACTGAAAAGGTTTCTCACCTATATCGGTTTTGATCAAATTTAGCACTGCCTGTTTGATTGCATTCTCATTTTTGACAGCACCAAAGTCGCGGCTATTAGGATTTGCTTTGAAAGACATTGCAAAATCTCTAAAACCACGACTTATGTTTTTATCTGATCTAATTCTGTATGACACTCTACATGAATATGAATTTTGCCATAATATAAGTTATACTTTATTATTTAGCCTTGTCCACGATACTTTTTACGCGGTTTGTTTCTAGAGGTAGCAGAAAGTTTTGTATTCTGACTTTTACCCTGTCTTGTCTTCTTAGGTTTTGTATCTACTCCACCCGATACGAAGGCTGTTGATCTAGTTGCCATAATGATTTAATAAAGTGATTAACCTGCCCAAACATTCATAGAGCCATAAGCTACTACTGATGAGCAAGGATACGAGAAGCCAGGAAATCCGACTCCTAGTGGGTCTAACTGTCTAGCAATCAATCGCTTGAGTGCAAACACAGTTAAGGTTGTAGGATATAGAGTCCTATCGTGTCCTACACCTCCATCCTCTGTCGTTAAGACTGAGCATGGGTAGGGTGTAGGTTTTGGACATAGTGATTTACCACATGGACACATATGGATTACTATGTTAGTGCAGGTTGACGGATGTTTTATAAACTTGTCACCTGCAAGCATGATTGGATAACCATTGACTAATACTGTAGCACGGTTTGGTGCTAGTGGTGTCATTGGTATCAGACTCAGAGGTGGCCACCAACAAGTATACTCTTTAATACGAATAGTCCTTGTCCTTGGGATTGCTCCGCAAGACTCTGTGCTATGCACAGTAGGGGGTAGACACAACCCATGTCCAGAGTCAGGTAGACCATTGATAGCAGCGACTGGTTTTAGAAATCCAAATCCCATTATCCTTGACCCTCTAGTTGTCTACCATCTAGATATGGGTATTTATCTTGGCACTCGTCGAAGAATGGATTACCTACATTTTTAATACTTCTAGACAAAGCATTGGTGCCCCCTGTCAAATAATTTAGTATCTGCATCCTACCACTATAGTCACCCATCTTAATTCTGTAACGCTCTGTCTCCATACGCTTAGGGTCAATGGCAATAGAGCAGTCTGCAACATGAGCTAGTGCATTACACTGGTTACACAGACCACCTCCTGATCCTGGCCAACTACTGCTTATAGTATTGTTTCCATTTGCTCCTGTATTTGTTGCTGAAGGTGGGGTGATCTCATAATAGGTTTGTCCTGCAAGTGGATTTCCGCTGTCATCCCATCCGCAGTAGACATCAAGAGGTCCATTTGTGTTACTGCCCTTACGCACATACCTGTCCCAACAATCGTGAGGAATATTGGTAGGGTCACTTGGACAAGACCCGCTATTGACTGAAAACTGAGTATAACTTTGAGATCCTGGTGTTGGGACGCCATCGATTAGTGTGCTCCAATTAGAAGTAGTGTCCGTAGGACTGCCATCTAGGTTGTTTCCTAACCACAAACTAAATTGTTGTGCTCTAGTATAACTGCTACGGTTATAATCATATGTATTTTCGTCAAGTCCGATTGGGACGTATTCTATACTATTGTTACTACCACGGTAACAGCGACCTGGCACGTTACCTCTAGTGCAATTCCATGTTTTATACCCGCCACTTACGTTTCTCTTAGGTGTAATTTTAGGTTTTGGTAAAGAATTTAAGAATTTCATAAAATCTTGACCTTGAGGACCTGTAGTTTTTCCGTCAAATGACAGAGAAACCGTAAATTCTGCTTTTTCGTCATTAGGTGCACAGTATTTCCACGGCAAATACCCAAATGCCTTCCGCGATGCCCTAAATTGGTCTTGTTTTTCGCCGTAAAAGTTTTCTCGAGGCTCTTCTTCTGCTTCCATATACGCACAAGGCATCTGAAACCACTTTTTGATGTTGTGAATCACTGGTTGATCAACAATCATGCACCTATTTCCGTCAAAACTTCCGTAGAGACCACTAAATGACTCGCTATCTGCACCAGATTGCTGCAATCCACCCAAAATATCGGAATATACACCGCTTGCAAACTTCTCAGCAGCGGGAGATGACTGCTCATTGGGTCCTAACATCATTTGTGGAGGCTCTTGGGCACTTAAATTCTCAAAAGTCTCTACAGGAGGCATCGCATCTATCAAAGGAAGACCCATTTCTATCTGTATACAGTCCGCAGGAAGGTTTTGACACAAAACTGTCTTACCTTCTGGGTCAACTTCTGCGTATTCCATGTATGTTATGGGAATATTGCTAGTGTAACCCTTGTTTATAGCCGCCATTTCGTCTGTAACCTGATTTGCAGCGAGTGGATTGCCCTCAGACTCAAAATCAAACATCTCTATAATGTCAGTTTGGGACGAATCTAGTGTAGGCTCGTCAAATTTAGTATCAACATCGATGGCAAGACCCGATTCTGCGATATAAACCTGTGGTGGGAAGTGCGGATCGTAACCTGATCCACCTTCTAGCACATCAATACGCTTGATGATACCTGATTTTGTAATACTACCTACCCTAATCTCCGCATTACGGAATTGTTGCACTGTATCAAACTCTCTTTCCTTCCTATTTTGCAATACTTGGAGTTGTCTACGCTCAAATTTATCCAAAGATATCTTCTGCTCACCTATTTCACCTGTATCATTATACTTTGGAAACTTGTTTACTGGTGCATCGTAGTCTCTGAGGAAGGCACCACGCATCTGACGTGCTGTATCCATGCTACTAAACTCTTCTAACTGACCAGGCTCTGCAATAGTGACGATAGGATTGCGATATCCCACCCCTCCATTGATAACTTTGATCTCAACTATCTTTCCTTCAGTGTCTACAACCGCTTCTGCCTCTGCTAGATCAAGTGTCCGTGTTGGTATAAGTGCTTTTGGATCTAACTTTACCTTATAGTATGATATATTCTTCTCAAATTCATACACTCCGAAGAATGCTGCCTTATCTTCTATGCCATAACCTGCTAAAACTTGAATAGTTGCGGAAGGTGAAGGGGTATCACCCTCGTCTACAGGGTATGGTCTACTACTAAACTGCTGTTGATAGGTAAATTTGTTACCTTTAGTGGTGCCATCACCTGTCAATTCCATATAACCCGCATTCATCTTACCACCAAAGTAGAAAATGCCTGTAATATTCCATCCGTTTATACTTTCTCCCTTCTTAAATGTGCCAGTAGTAGTCAAATACTTGAAAAATATCCTATGAGTGTAAGTATCTGCAGTCCTAAATGACTCTTCGACGCCACTTCCCGCAGGTCCTGTGACATCAATACGAGTTTTTGTGGTTTTCCATGAGTCTTCGCGGATCTGATAGAAGTGAGAATACCATTCTTCGTTAACAACACATGTATTATTGTTGTTTTGACGGTGATTTGGGCAACAACCTGCATCTGAGAGCAGATATTGTATTCCAAATATAGGACCATTCCATGGATATGACGTGTCATACAGATAATACATGTATTGTGAGTCGTATGCAGTCTGGAATCCTAGGAATCTGGGCACTGCTCCCTTGACTGCACCGTTTAATCCATACAACCACTCGAAGTTTGCGTCTCCATCTGCCTGCACACCACCTACAATACCTGCATTACCCGACTCACCAAACCCTCCAACACCTGGTGTGCCTATAGGTTGACCAAATGCATTAGTCCCGAAGGATCCTTTCCTATATGATTTGTAACTAAACGGATTACTACTAGTAGTATCCCATGTATACCAACCTGATTTGTCTACACATTGACCAGTAGGACCTATCTTACCAATATCTTCATACTTATTATCTGATGCATCTGGGTTTTCTGTTTGAAAAACATATCCAAAGATGCCCTGATAGACATATTGACCTGCTCTTGGGTCTGCAGGAGCAATAGGACCACCACTTAGGTTAACTTCTTGTGCAGGATTAATAGTATAGAAGTGATCTTCTGGGTCATAGAAGTATTCATACAGGGGCACAGCGGTCTCTCCTGTCCCTGCATAGGCATTTGCATCACTTTCACTCGTAAAAATATATCCTAGTATCCCTACAAGGTAGTATGGTTTACCATTATTGCTAGCTGGTGGTGTCTGTGAGAGAGTTAACTGCGTATCATCGTCTCTCTCCCCTCTATAATGAATATAAACAGGCACCGAATTAGTAACCTGAGTATTCATCAGGTAGAAAACAGGTATCTGCCCCTGTCTAGGCTCTGGATTATATCCTCTTAATACTTTTTGCCAGTGCTCATCGTCCCCAATAGCATGCTCTTTTGTCAACTCTGGGGTTTTTGCGTATTTGTGATCGTCTTTACTACCTCTATAGAAGCGATAAACAGGTTGTCTACCATCATCACAGTTGGCAATACATGTTTTCTGCTCCTCACCAATGTAATGCACTATGTCCTTACCTAAAGGCATAGTCCCAGGTCCCTCATCGAGATACTCTATAGTATAACTCTCTGAGTTTTCCTCATCGTAGAAAGGTTTTATGTAATCCTCTCCCTCTACAGGGTTAGGAAACGATCGTTTACTTGATAGGATATAGCAAGGCAATTTAACTCAAACGATCTTCCAACTTATTTAGTCGAGAATACAGATCGTCTAAAATCTCTTTGATATTCAAATGTTTCTCATACCCCTCTGGTTTATACTGAATCATATCAGCACCAGGCGGTGGTTGCTTTCTTATAGCGTCCTCACATATAGCAGTCCTCGCAGCAAGATTCTCTAATCCTTGACCCACCTTTTCTAGGCAGAAAGCGATTTTTTCAATATCATCCATACCCTGAGTAGGTAAAGGAGTTGTCGGTTGGGCAGGATCCCCATAACTTATGGGACTACTTGATTTAATTGGCATGATCAGTCGCGATTTTTTTAGTCGTCAATGGCTACTAGTTTAAGAGACCCATCAGTCTCCTCAGTATATTCAAGAGTGGTGCCTGCTTTCCATCCCATTTCCTCTAATAACTCAAGCGGTAGAGTAATGAAAAGATCGCAATATTCGTCTTCTTCTATAGTGAGAGTAAATCTTTTACTCATTAATTGTTATCAGTGTTACACCTTATGTAGACTTACCACGAATTGCACCTACGCAAGTCTCCATATAGAAACTATTACCAGGTGCAAGAAGGTCAGTAATCTGACTTTGCCCCCGATAAGGATGATGTAGCATAAACCCATCACCCAGATAAACACCCCCATGGTTAGGTGCTTGCCCATGTCTCTTAGTATAACCCCCTTCTAGAGGCGTATACCACAGTCTAAAGAGTATTATATCATCTTTAGCTAGAGTGTCAAGAGATGCTTTCTCCCACATCTCAGACTTCATTACATATTCTCCCTCTTCAGTGTCAATAGCATTATCAGTAAAAGCATATATCTGATCTAACTTGGTAAAGTCTCTCAGATCTCTATTACAATACAACCGATAGTATTTTCTTACACAATGGTAGCAACTCCACGAATGAATGCTTCGCCACTCCTCACCGAGTAAGTGTGAGTATTCCTTCTCTATCTCTTGGAGTTTACTTCTCCTACCCATTAGTGTTGTCTGCTATGTTTGTTTGCATCATCTAGTGCTGCTGCCTGAGATCTAAAAGGACCATACTTCCTACAGTCAGGATAATCAAATTGCCAGAAGTATTTCCTAGACTTCTCCCATATCTTAATGTCTACTGGGGGCACTGTCGGTAACTGAAATACTTTACTCATGGGTTGGGGGGTGAAAAAATAATTGAGAAATTTTTTAAATATGAATAGAATAAAACTCTCGCTTTGGGATACTTTTGTAGGTTAGGGACTTACCCGATTTTAATATACAACAATATCACCCAATTTAACTGTCCATACAGACTAGTATAACTGTATTACTGCATGCCTACCTCATAGCATACTCCCTCTAATACCATATACTCACATAACTGAGTATACTGGGTTAGGTCTTCATTCAGTCCAGTGTCCAGGAGAAACTGACACATTTCTCCGATTTCATCGGGTGGTAGGTTGCCACTATCATAAAGATCTAGATAGATCTCTAACTGCTTAGGAAGTGTTTTCAAGTGCTGTCTGTGTGATTAGTGTGATTATGCGGACGTGTGTGTTTACCTGTGGAAAACTTCTTAACACTGTCCTTGCTCCTCTGTTGTCGTCTTTTCTCCCTTAGTGACTTGTTTGCGTTGTTTCGGTGTGGATCATTTTGTTTGTATGTCCTACCCATGAATAGGGGCGAATACCTTACTACCTAGTCATAATAAGGCATTAGAGGGCAAAAGTCAACCCCCCTGAGAGGTCTGTGTGTGTCCTCGGATAATTGTTGACAAAAAAAACTTCGTGTGTTACGCTCTTAGACAACTGCAATATATCACTCGTAGGTATATTTATTTACCCATTTTAAATGATTCCCCAGTATGGGCGAGAGTGGGCAAAAACCTGTGGAAAACTATCTAACATTTATTTGTCTGGTATAAAGTTAACTGTCATTGTTACTCGGTCATCGTAGGGGTTACCCTCGTATCCGTGAGTCATGCTTGACGGATAGATGATTAGATCTCCCTCCTCCATAGGCACAGTTGCTTCGGTCATATTAAAAGCGGTATAGTCTTTGTTTGGGAATTGCATAACAGGATAATAAGATCCTGCTACATTCCTTCTAAATTTTAACGGCGAATGCCCATCCTGATAGTTAATGAGTAATGTTGCTGAGTAGATACAATTAGAATGCTCATGTGGTGCATATAGGGCACCTTTAGTTGCTAATTCCAAATAACAGTCAGATATACTAAAATTTAGATCATAGTTGTATGCTTCCGTGTTATACTGTTTACATGCATCCAGTAAAAAATCGGCGACACTGCGAGAATCTTCCAGTATTCTATTTCTTGCTCCAATCTGTGAAACATTATGAGTTATTGCTAATCGCTCATGCTCCTGTCTGATTTCTTGGGTTTCTATCCACTTGAATATTTCTTTTTTAACAGTGGGAAAGTTTGGCATACTATACCGACCGACTGGTAAAGCGAAAAGTGCGTAAACCTCGTTGACTGGTTGCTTTGGTAGTGAATCGCTTAATGGTGATGAAGTCATCTTATAAAATGAAAAAATAGGGGTGAGAGTGCCCCTAGTGTGTTATTTAGTTGTTTGGGGACTTATAAAGAATTTAAAACTAGATGCATTGCAATGTTAAAAATTTCGAGATGCCCCGAGAGCGGTTAGTCGATTGCTAACTCCATACCGCTCACGAAATCCTCTTTAACATTCTTGTAACCTACGAACCACTCGTAGTTTTTCTGAAATACTCTCATACCATATGAGAATTCATCAAGTAGAGCGTTTAAGCGTGATTTGGTTGTATTTGACTGCCAACCGCCATCTTTGATGATAATTGAGTTAGACTTGATTGTAGCGATGTGGTTACCATGTAAATAAACGTCTGCTTCGTTATCCCATCCACACCTAACCATTGTATTGGATGATGAGAAGTTAGATCTTGATCTTACTGCTGCATTCATTTGTCTTTCGATCTTTCTCATTTGGATGAACTCCTGTGTTGCTTATACTAATATTATAATGGATTGACACCTGTATTCCACACTTGTTGTGACAGTAATATAAGTGTCATATGGATTAACCAGATCAGTATTTGATCTGCTTATTATCCATAGTGATGATTGTGAAACCTGATCTTTTTAACATGTTTCTGTATCTCACTATCTGCTGACTTGATAGAAATGCATCTGTATCTTTAACCCATGCAATGTAGGATACACTTGCTAGTTTAGTCTTATCAAT